CTATTTATCGGAAGGTTTATCTTGCTGCGGTTTGTTGTTGACCATATCGCACAACATAGAGAGCAGCATTAACCGTACTTTAAAGGGAGAATGACTAAACACGCGCATACACCTCTTGAACTCATTCATAAGACCTCCTGACTTGCTAATCCCGTCGATCCTTGAGGGATGATTGCATTACATACAGATATAGCACAGGCTATATTATAAAGCATCAACTATCTACGAAAAACAATAACTTACATTGTTATCAATAAGTTACGTTAGTTAATATCTGTGAGTATTCGGCAGTATTTCTAAGCTGTCGCGACATTTTTGCGACATTTTAAGGGGTTAAGTCGCACGGCATCTTCAAGGTGGCTTGGGGCGAAATGGGCATAACGCATTGTCATAGTGATGTCAGCGTGGCCGAGAATTTTTTGCAGAACCAGAATGTTCCCGCCGTTCATCATAAAGTGGCTGGCAAATGTATGGCGCAGTACATGGGTAAGCTGGCCGGAGGGGAGTTCAATGCCTGCGCGTTCCAAAGCAGAGCGGAACGCGTTATAGCAGGGTTTGGGGAACAGAGCGCCTTTCGTTTCAGGCAATTCGGATAGAAGTTCATCATCAAGGGGGATTGTTCTGTTGCGCTTCCCTTTGGTTTTGACGAACGTAACTTTATCGCCTGCGATCTGAGAGCTTTTCAGCGTTGCCGCTTCATTCCATCTTGCGCCGGTCGCAAGACAGATTTTTACGACTAGCTCCAAGTATTTTACTTTGCTTCGTTTGCATTCCAGCAAAAGCAGCTCAATTTCTTCAGCAGTGAGGAAAGCCATTTCGGTTTCATCAGTACGATACTGTCTGACGTTTTCCAGTGGGTTGGGGGCTGACCATTCCCCGATTCGTTTCAGCTCGTTGAACATAGCCAGGAAGTAAGCATGTTCAAGGTTCATTGTTTTCGGGGAAACCTTGGATACTCTGCTAGTGCGGGCATAATGCCCATCAAGCCTTTTTGCGCGGTAGGCCGTGAACAGCTGGGCATTAAACTCTGTAGCTAGCGGGAATCCCATGCACTCTGCCGCCCAGGTCATAGCGTCTTTGCGCTTTTGACCATTGCGCAAAGCTACTCCGTGGCGTTCATACCACATTGTGATCAGGTCTATTAAAGTTCGTTTGTCCTTCCCTTCACCCAGCCAGGGCGCACTGTCTACTTTCTGAAGCGTATGGTTCTCAAATGCCAGGGCTTCCCCCTTCGTGGCAAATTTTTTACGTATGCGCTTCCCGTTCTTACCATTACTACGGTTGACGGTGTAGAAGTCGGCGATCCATTCGCCTGTCGGAAGTTTACGAACACTCATTTCATTCAATCGTCAGAACAATGCGGCCGATGATTTTTATATCGTCAATACCGCAGTCAAAAGCCATACCTACGCCGCTTACTCTAACTTTTCCCACAGGGATGCGTGTTAGTGTTCTAACGCTGGTTTTACCTTCAACTTCGACAAGCCAAACATCGTCATAAACTTCAGTAAAGTGTTGATCAACAATGTATTGCATTGTGTTATCAATCACACAGATAGGATTCTGCGGTAAAGGTTTGCCAGGTAAAAAAGTAACCTTATCGAGCATTAGGAAACCAGACTCATAGAGTTTTCCGTCCACAATCTTCTTGCGTGGCAATTTCATGATGTCTAATTCGTCATCGTTAAACTTTCTACCTTGTCCAGTCGCAAGCCATTCCAGAGTAGCTCCTGTTTCAGCCATACATCTAACAACGATATCAGCTGGAAAAAAATCCCTCTTATACCGGTTAGCCAGACTGCTGCTTGCTATATCAAGATGTTCGGCTAGGGCTAGTTTTGTGTTGAATCCATACGCTTGGATAACTCTATCTAGTACCTCAGCTCCGCCATGAGAAAACTCAATTTGTAGATTCACGAAAGTTTTACCTTGAAATCTTGCGCGGAGTGAGTTTAAACTCCGCTTTGTAGGTTTAAGTGAATATTGACAGTTACAGCCCTGTATTGCCGTACAGGTTAACTTATGGAGTTTGCCTCATGCGTCCGAACATTACAATCATCATCCCAGAGCCATACCTGCCTTTAGACGAGTATTGCCGCCGTACTGGTACCAACAAAGAAACCGCCAGGAACCTGATCGAATACGGGAAATTACCTATTAAGCCGAAGGGTAAGCAGAAGAAAGGCCTGGTCGAAGTCAACATGGCCGCGCTCACTATTCAGGCTTTAAGCGAATGTGACATTTCGCTTAAAGCGTAATCCATCCTACGGATTAGGGAGAGGCAAACAATGTTTGATTACCAGACCTCTAAACATGCGCACTTTGATGCGGCTTGCCGAGCATTTGCAATTGAGCACAATCTTGAAGATGTGGCCGCTGCCGTTGGTATGAGGCCACAGATCCTGCGTAATAAACTGAACCCAGCGCAACCGCACCGCCTGACCTGTGATGAACTTTTGGCTATCACGGATTACACCGAAGATGCGCGTTTACTGGATGGGATGCTGGGGCAGATTAACTGCCTTCCATCCGTACCGGTGAACAATGCAACAGAAGGCAACATGCAACTGTGTGCACTGAGCGCCACAGCCAGTGTGGGCGCGATTGCTGGGGAAGCCGTATCAGCTGGTCATATGACCGCCGCCCGCCGTACTCAAATTCTGGATCGTGCCCGAGATGCAATCCGTAGCTTATCCGTGCTGGCTTATACCGTTGAAAGCCGTATTCACTCTGCGCCGGTTTTGGCCGCTGCGGTGGATCTGGTCACAACCAACGCCACCGGCCTGATGTGAGGGAGAACCATGAAAGCGTTTGTCACTTACCTGAAAAACGAATCACCGGCCATGCAATTGCCCAGTGGTTCAACGGGCTGGATTGAACTGCCGAACGGTCAGCGCTGGAACCCTGGCCACATGTACAAATTCAATGGCCAGCAGCCGCGTCGCCCGTGGTGGCGTCGTCTGATGGGGCTATAGGGGGACGCTATGGCGATTAGCCAGGAACAGCAAAAGCGCGGGCTGGAGCATTTAAAACAGATCCGCCGCAAATACTTCAGCGAAAGCAGCGAGGCCGCTGAATGGTGGGACAACTTGACACCGGAGTGGCGCGGCGTAGTACTTCATGCTGCTGCGGTTACTTCTGGTACCGGGGCATTTAAAGCCCATTTAAGCAAGTGCTGCTGGCGTGAGCTTTATGAACGCCTGGGCTATCGGGACATGATTCAACTGCGCCAGGGCATTTCACGGGCGCGGTTAACGTTTGAAGGTTTCGGCAGTTTACGTGACAGCGATTTTTCGAAACGTACCGCGAACCGCCCAATCAAGAAGGTTCATCCAATTTATAGCAGCAGCGGGGTGCAGATGGTGGTTGCACCTCATATTGTCCAGAAGTTACAGCAACAGGGGAATCACTGATGTCCATTATTTCGGTTGAAGGTAAATCACTAGGGGCAGAGCTGGCTGTGTGGGGCGTCCCGCATAACTACGCATTAGCGTTTGCAGAGAAAAGCACCAGTAAAAATGGGCGTATCGCTTTGCATCCGTTCTTCTTCAACGACACTGAACACATGACAAATCCGCGTCACTGGCTGGCGATCAATGCTGCTTTCTGGTGCTGCGTATATCGCGAAGCGAAAAGCAAAGAAGCCCAGATAGAAGCGCTGGCGGGGATTCGTGCAATTTTCTATACAGCCGGGGCGTTGGGCGTTGGCGAGATAAAAGCGCTGATCCAGGAGTGGTGGCGGATAACCTATGAGCTGCACCTGATTCCGGCACCGAACTACTCAGCCGCCACAGTACAACCCACTTTTCACTAATTAACAGCCTGAATTTTTTGGCCACGGTTCAAGTGGCCGGGGATTCTTTTGCCTTAAGGAAACCAAAATGCACATGACACGTCAGGATTTACCCGCAACAAAATCAGGCACCGACCTGCTGGCCATGCTCACCAAAGCCACGCAGGAAGGTAAAGCCGCAGCAGCTGATCTGTGTTCCACCCGTCTGGATAAGCTGGCCACTCATGCGGCCAATGAAGGTTTAAGCGCAACGGAAATCGTTGAGTTAATCCGCGAAGAAGCCGCAGCGATTTGCAGCAAAGGCGGTGCGGCATGGAATTGAGCACTCGCAATCAACTTTTTTCGGCCATTTTGGGTGGGGTGGTTTCTGGTGCCAGAGCTAAAGAAGGGGCTTCGTTGCGCGATGTGATTCGCCAGTGTTGGAGGATCACCGATCAGTCTCTGTATTTTTCCGACCGTCTGGAAACCGAACAACAGATAGCAAAGCGCTGGATTGATAAGGGCTTTGTCATTCTTGATACAGAAACCACAGGACTAGGATTTGATGATGAAATTGTAGAAATTTCGATCATCGACTGTGCTGGTTACGTTTTGCTTAATACGCTGGTCAAGCCATCGAAATCTATTCCAGAAGCGGCAACTGCAATTCACGGTATTACGGATGAAATGGTTGCTAATGCACCATCATGGTTGGAAATTCTGCCGAAAGTATTGGAGTTAACAAGTAAAGGCTGGGTCGCATATAACGCAAAATTTGATGCGCGTATGTTGCGCCAGTCTGGTGGGGATTATGAACAGCATGAGGATATATGCACCCCTGAGTGCGTAATGCAGCTGTACGCAGATTATAACGGTGAATGGGATGTTGTACGCCGTAAAACCCGCTGGAAACGACTTGTGGATGCAGCGGCGGCGCTTAAGGTTGATGCCGGAGAAGGTGCACCACATAGAGCGTTGTATGACTGCAATCTGACGCTTGGTGTGATCCTTGCTATTGCAGAAGGCGGTGCAAAATGACAATCAAAATCCACACGATAAAGATTGCGCCGAAATACCTTGATGCAGTAGTGGCTGGCCAGAAAAAGGCCGAACTGCGAAAAAACGATCGCGGGTACAAAACCGGTAATGTTCTTTCACTTTGTGAGTGGAAGCACGGGAAATACACCGGGCGTGAGTGGGCGGCGGTTATCACCCATGTTTTTCCTGTAAATGAAATTATCGCTGATACCGAAAACTGGGCGGTTTTGTCCATCTGTTCACTGTCGCCGCTTGAAGTGCTGGAATACATCATTTCAAACGGTGTCACTGAGGCGTTAGCTGGCGGAGGTCAATATGGCCGTTAAAACTCCGCTTAAATGGGTGGGCAGCAAAGCCCGCCTTATGCCTAAGCTGCGTCCGCACCTTCCAGAAGGTAAACGCCTGGTTGAACCGTTCGCAGGTTCCTGCGCCGTCATGATGAATACGGATTATGACGAGTATCTGATCGCAGATGTGAATCCTGATCTGGTTAATCTTTATAAGGCGATGGCGTATCACACTGATGCGCTGCTGAATGAGCTGGAGATCCTGTTTACTGCCAGTTCGTTAGGTGATGAAGAAAGCCGTGCCGTTTTCTATTACGCCGTGCGTGATGCTTTCAATCTTTCTGGTGGTAAGGCTGGTTCTGAATCTGTTGAAAATGCTGCGCGTTTCCTGTACCTGAATCGCCACTGCTTCAATGGCCTGTGCCGGTATAACCGCCGAGGACAGTTCAACGTCCCGTTCGGTAAGTACAAAAAGCCTTATTTCCCCGCTGATGAAATCCGCGCCTTTGCTGAAAAAGCGAAACGCGCAACGTTCATTACTGCCCACTATTCAGAAACACTCGATTTGGTTCGGGACGGGAATGACGTTGTTTACTGTGATCCGCCTTATCTGACTGAAAGCGACAATTTCACCGCTTACCATGAGCGCGGTTTTACGCATATGGATCAGGGGAGGCTGGCGCGTAAGTTGCGCCGTCTGGCCAGAAAAGGTGTGCCGGTTGTGGCCTCTAACGCCGATCTGGAAATGGTTCATTACCTGTACGCCGGATTTGAAGCCGTTCGCGTTAATGCCCCGCGAAGTATTGGTGCCGCAGCTACATGCCAAAAGACGGCCGCTGAGTTGATTCTGAAGTCTCCGCTTGATTCCATTGTGGTGGCTTGTGCATGACGCTGGCAATAAACGAACAATGCTATGCCGTTGATGCCTGGAGGCGGGAAACATTCGCGCCAGGCACTCCGGCAGACGCGACAATCACAGAACGCCGCCTGTGGGCTGTAAACCCGCAGGATTATGAATGGCGATCCCGGTACCTGCATGAGATACCCGACTGGTTAGCCGGGTATTTTGGCCGTCGTTACGAAAAGCTTTTTTCTGGCCGTGACGGGCGTCGCCGTGCCAATACATTCCTGCGCAAAACAATCGGTGAGAATGTATTGCCACGTCTGCGCAAAGTGGCTGCGCGTTACTCGCTGGCCGCTGATGCTGCTGATCTTCCTTTTGGTAAGTCGCTGGAGCGCTTGCCGTCACTAGACCGTCCTGATCTTAAAAAACTGGCTGGCCAGATATCTGGCTGGATTTCCCAGTCACTTTATGACTTCACCGAACAGTTTGATTCCGGCGCTGACGACGCCAGAGAGCTGCATCGCCGCACCCTGGAATCATACCGCCATCTTTGTGCCTGTTGCCTGATGCTGAATAACCAGCCGCCGTACTGGGCTGAACATGAGGCCAATGAAGGTCAACTGGAAATGCGTAAGGCGGAATCCGGGATACTGCGCATGATGGCGCCGGAATGGTGGTACCTGCGTTTTAAACGTGCTCGTGATACGCAGCGCGAGCACATGGCCATTACGGTGGGACAGGTGCAAAAAGCGGCCAGCGCTTATGTATCTCGCAAAACACTGGGCGAATGGATAGACCAGAAAAAGCGGAATCTGGAGTTCTTTAAAAAGTTTGATCTGCTGAATGATGAGGGGCTGCGCATTGCACTGGACAGCATGGTGCACCGCAGCGTTGCAAATCCGGCGATCCGTCGATGTGAACTAATGGTAAGAATGCGAGGGTTCGAAGATATGGCCAATGAAGAAGGGCTGGCCGGTGAGTTTTACACTATCACCGCGCCATCACGTTTCCATGCGGTTCACAGCAAAGGGGGCTTTGTATCGCAATGGGATGGAAGTACACCGCAGGATACCCAGCGCTATTTATGCGGCGTATGGGCAAAAGCACGCGCAGCGATCTCGCGTGCGGGTATTCATGTATTTGGGTTTCGGGTTGTTGAGCCTCACCATGACGGGACACCGCACTGGCATATGTTGCTTTTTATGCGTCCGCAGGACGTGGACACGGTGCGCGATATTCTTTGCTATCACGCCAGAATTACCGATTCTGAAGAACTGCAATCTGAAAAGGCGCTGAAGGCACGTTTTCATGTTGAAGCTATCGATCCCGCCAAAGGTTCGGCCACGGGCTACATCGCGAAATACATTTCAAAAAATATTGATGGTTTTGCGCTTGATGGTGAGCAGGACGAAGAAACCGGCGAAAACCTGCGTGATATGGCTAAGTCCGTTTCCGCGTGGGCTTCACGCTGGCGTATTCGCCAGTTTCAGCAGATTGGTGGTGCGCCGGTAACCGTCTGGCGTGAGCTGCGTCGGTTGCGGGATCAGGTACTGACAGATCGCAGAATGGATGCGGTTCTGGCCGCTGCTGATGTCGGGGACTGGGCTGCATATACCCAGGCGCAGGGAGGGGCACTGGTTGCCCGCCGTGATCTGGTTGTTCGTCTGGCCTATGAAATTACGGAACAGGGCAACGAATACGCGGAGGACGTGCAGCGCGTACAGGGTGTTTATTCTCCTTTGGTTCCTGATTCAGAAGTTTGCACCCGTCTGGTTAAGTGGCAAAAGGTTGCGAAGTTGGCCGAAGCGCCAGCGGAGGCGGGTTTTTCTGGCGGCAACGCCGCCCCTTGGAGTTCTGTCAATAACTGTACGGAAGGGGGAACCCGCAGACGGTTAAAACTGGAATTATGCAGTCGGGGTTTTGATGGTTCTGATGAAGAAATAGCGATTCTCCTGCGGGGTAGTGGTTTGAGATTTGGTCAGGGCGCTCTGATTTACCGCAACGGACGGCTTAAAGAGACTCAAAACGAGCCATTACAGGAGCTGTGGCCGGGGTGGTTATAGCGGTGTAAGTATGTGAAAGGCATTCATTTGTCAGTAGATGGCAGGAAATTAAATTTCACAATTCGTGCTTTAAGGTGTACTGTATGTATATCCAGTTATTTATTGCTTGTGGGGGCTAAATGGATCTTTTGGAGGCGTCGGCACAGCTGGAACGCATTGAGTTATTGGCCAAAATTGCCCATATTTACGAAAGTAACCAGAGAGAGAAAACAATCGCTTTGGCCTGGATTGGAGAGCTTGCGGGAGAGGTTCGCGAAATGGTAAAAAAGGAAGGGCAACGCCCCCAGAATGGGGGCATTTTAGGCGGCGGGGGGCGTTTTCAGTAGGTCTAATGCCATCTGGCGCTGATCGGGTGAAAGTGCATTCAGTATTTTTTGCACCATCGCATCACCCGTTTTAGCGCTGGGGCTGAGAGTGTGGGAGAACGTCAGATTCATAACAAACGTGTGGCCACACTCAACATCTGAACAGGCGCAGTAAATATCCGCAATCTGCCGGTGCTTCCGGTTCGTTTTACGAATAACAGCCTTTGAGCCGCATTCCGGGCATTCGATTTTCAGAACTCGCATATTCCATGCTCCAGCTGTTAAATGATGCCTGGATTTTAGCCTGTTTCGCCTCATGCCGCACCCTTATCCGTTGATTCTGTGTAACTTAAATCAAAGTTAAGGTGTAGCCTTTTCGGTATTTCGGGATCGCCGTTAACGGCCAGCATGAAACGGCGCTGGATGGGGGCTATTTCGCTTTTCTTGTAAATGCGTTCAGCCTTTTCAACATCCCCCAGTCCGGCAGTGTTCTGCGGGACAATACCGGCGAGGCCAGCAGGGAAACGGTGCGCGTTCAGAATGTCCTGGGCGCTGATGTTTTTGATATTGGCAAATTCATCTTTTGCAGAAATATCCCCCATTTCGATGAACTTGATTGCATCCCCATCCCCGCCTGGTATGTTCACCAGAATAGTGGAGAAGTTACCGATACCTTTGCTGTCACGCAGCTGCTGTTCAATTTCTTCTTCCATTTCATCCGTCATACTGGGATCGCGGGTATAAAGAATACCGCCTGTGTGCGCACCGTTGTGGTAATAGCGGCGTCGGAAAATGACCGCTTCACTGTTAAGTAACGCGGAATGCACACCGCCGATGTAGTCTGGCAGTCCGTAGATATGCTGTTGCGGGTCATACATTTTGATAAAGATAATATCTTCTTCTGGCCATACCTGCGGTTCCCCTTCCTGTAACACCACGTAGTCACCGGGTTTATCCTGGGCGTTATCTCTGACTTTGCGGCGGCGAATATACAGACCGGGCAAGGGTTCAAGTGCGATCACGTCGCCCCAGCCGTTACGAATTTTGGCAATCGCAATATCCCCAAAGGTTATATAGTCAAACGCTGCCGCTTCCAGCTGGTCGTGAATAAGCCCGCCCCCCTGATAGTCTGAAACAATCATGTTTTTACGGGCGTGAATGATGCCGCCGTGCTGACCGTTAAGATTAATCAGTTGTGCGAGTGCCAGCCGGTCAATCGGCTGGGTGAAGTGATCGGCGGCATTGTCGTACCAGATATCACGGTAATCTGTGCCGGTAGTCAGAACCGGTTCAGGTTTGCCGAATGTGATAATGCTCATCTTTTTTGATTTGTCGCCGCGCTGGTCGCGCTTAACAAAGCGTTTCTTTTTACTCATGCTGCCTCTTTCCTTACACCCCAGCGGGATTTCGGTTTGTTTTCATAGTTAAGGGGTTCGTTATGCAGACCGTGGGTAATCGCCCAGAATGCCTCTGCGTGGCCGGTATCCTGGCTGCGGTCAGCGACAAACGTCATGGTGTTGCCGCTTTGTGTGGTGGTTCGGCGCACAGACATAAAGCTGGCGGCGATCTCTTTCATATTTTTATCCCACTCAATACGCTGGCTTTCCACCACGTCCACCGCTTTCAGTACCAGCTTATTTTTTGTGTTCAGGTCGTAACGAATGGGGACGGCCACGCGCATGGCAAAATGCTGAATGTTGTCAAAAACACCCTGGCCAATGCCGGTAACGTCCACCCCCAGATAAGTGAAGTTGTATTTTTTGAACAACTGCTCGATCTGTTTTGCCTGGTACCGGAAGTTCATGCCTTTCCAGTAAATCACCTTCAGAACGCGGAACTTCTCCACGGCGAGCATCGGTGGGGCGATGATGACAAAACAGGACAAATCCCCGCTGCGAGCCGGGTCAAAGCCACCCCACACTGGCCTGTCACCGAATGGCCGCGCTGCATCAGGGTTGTGATCCTGCCAGGTGTCGATTTCAACTCCGCAGGCTTCCAGGTCGGAAAAGCTGAAAACGGAGTCTTTGCTGTCAACGAACACGCACATATAGAGCATGTTAAAAGTGGCGTCGTTGTAGCGGTTGCGAAGTTTCTCGATGTTCGCCAGGTTGAAACCGCCCGTAATGGCATCTTCCATCGTAATGACGTAGCGCCATTGCCCATCCGGGCAGAGTCGCCCGCCGTCACGCATTTCGTTAAAAGACGGAAACTTAATGGCCGCACGTTTTTTACTGCCCTGTTTCCACTCATCGCCCGTCCAGAACGGGTAAGCCTGGTGCGTTTTTGCTGATGGCGTTGAAAAATAGGTGGTACGCCACTTGTCATGTGTGGCCATTGCGCTGGCCACTTCGTTAAGTTTTGCAAAGTTTGGCACCCAGAAATATTCGTCACAGTACAGGTGGCCACTGTAGGACTGGGCGGTGTTTTTGTTGGTGGAGAGAAAACGCAGTTCTGCGCCGTTGCTTAAGCGGATCGGGTTGCCGGTCAGCGTAATACCGAAATACTGCTCTGCAATATTCACGATGTAAGACCGGAACACTTCAGCCTGAGCCTTTGACGCTGACAGAAAGATTTGCGGAGCGCCGGTCATCACCGCGTTTTCAAACGCTTCAAACGCAAAATACCAGGTCGCACCGATCTGGCGGCTTTTCAGGATGTTCCTGACAAGCTGGCCAATGTTATTGCGCAGGTGTTTCTGATATTCAAAAAGATGTTCCTCAGCCCATGCGTCAAAGTCCTCCTGCGTCAGCGAGGTAATATCGTTTTTCTTGTATTTCCGTTTACTGCGCGGTTCGTCGTCATTGTTGTCTCGTGCAGCTGCTTGCCCGGAACTCTGACCGCTGGCCATTTTCTCTTTGTGTTTATTACTCTGCGCACGCAGTTTCGTGGCATGAGCAATGAGCATGTCCATTTCTTTCAGGTCTAGATCGGTTTTGTTATCGCGGCTGGCCAGCAGCTGGTAACGGCGTTCAATTGCTTCCTCTGTGCTTTCAAAACTGAGCAAATCCGCCCAGCTGTATTTCTCCGCCCAGTAGTAAACGATCCGCGCATTCGGCAGATTTAATTCAGATGCGATTTCCTTTGGCGTATAGCGGCGCAGATAAAGTGCGCGAACAACGCCTTTTAATTCTTCAGAGTATTTAGCCATACGGATAATTATGCCGTGGTTGTGATGAAAAAACGGTGGTGTTAATTCGTGTCTGTTCGGTAAAGCGTTATAACCGAACTGTTCAGAATAAAGCGTAATGCAGTGGCGGTTTTATTTGGCAATAATTGAGTTCGCAGGGTCAGTGAATAAATCAGGGGGGATATGTCGCATTTAAAAACTGACTGGCTGTGTGTTGCCACAGAAGGCGATACGGTTGATGGCAGGGTCATGGAACGGCAATGGATTATTGACATGGGGGAAACCTATGATGTCACCAATTATGCCGCACTAATCTGGCCTGAACATGAACGATATGCCGGTAATTTTGGCGAAGTGCTAAAGGCGATGTGGCAGGACGGGGAAGATGGGCTGGCACGATTATATGTGAGCCTGTGTCCTAACAAGCGCCTGTTGTATGCCAATGATGAAGGGCAATTGCTTTATTTCTCTGTTGAGCCAGAACTTAACTGGCGCGGAGGTGAGCGAACGTATCTGGGCGGACTGGCCGTAACGGACAATCCCGCCAGTGTGGGCACTACACGGTTGCGCTTTAGTCGGCGCAGACTATCAAAACAGGGATATTACAGTTGCGTAATTTCCCGTGACGGAAAAATTAAGCAGGAAGAACTGATGAAAAAAACCTGGCACCATTTATTTGGCATTAAGCCAAAGTTTGAAAGCGAAGGTCAGCAGGATGATACGCAGCAGGGTGATGATAAATTGCAGGCGCTTGCGAATGCTGTTAACGATCTGGAAGCGCGAGTGGGGGCAATTGAAACACAACTGAGCACTGTTCAGGAAGATGTGGATACTATTGTTGAAGTTGTGGACACGGAAGAGTTTGCGGCCATTCGTGATAATGCGAAAGAAATCGTAACCCGTTTTAACGATCTGGATAATAAGAATACCCGCTCACCGGGGCGTAAAATTTCAGAAAAAGCCGGGAAATATAATTTTCTGTAATTCGCTTTAACGCTGATTAGCCCAGAATAAATTTTATATATCGCTTAATTGCGAGGGAGTTTTATGCACCTTAATAATCGTGCGCGGGATTTACTGGATAAATATTCGGCGGGGATGGCGCAGCATTTTGGCGCACGTGATACCAGTCGTTATTTTTCCCTGAATGACCCGCAGGAAAATGCGCTGCGTCTTGCGTTGCTGGAGTCCGTCGAGTTCCTGAACATGATCACCTGTCTGGATGTTGACCAGCTGAGTGGTCAGGTGATTTCTGTCGGTTCTTCCGTGCTGCATACCGGCCGCAGTGAGAATGGCCGTTTTATTCGTCGTGTGGGTGTTGACGGTAATGACTATTCGCTGGTTGAGACAGACAGCTGCGCCGCGTTGCGCTGGGATCTGCTTTCGGTTTGGGCAAATGCGGGTAAGGATGAAAACGAGTTTTTCAATCTTGTCCAGGCATTCACCACACAGGCTTTTGCACTGGATATGCTGCGTATTGGTTTTAATGGTAAAAGCCGCGCAAAAACCACTGACCCGGAAGCCAACCCGAACGGCGAGGATGTGAACGTTGGCTGGCATGAGCGTATGAAAACGCTGCTGGGCGGCAATCAGATTATGACCGATCCCGTGGTGCTCGATGAGGCCGGGGATTACAAGTCACTGGATGCAATGGCGTCCGATCTGATTAACGCCAAAATCCCGGCGCAGTTCCGCAATGACCCGCGTCTGGTTGTCCTTGTCGGTGCCGATCTGGTCGCTGCTGAACAGTACCGACTGTATCAGGCAGCTGACCGTCCGACTGAAAAAATTGCTGCGCAGATGCTGGGGAGCACCATTGCTGGCCGTCAGGCCATTATCCCGCCGTTTATGCCGGGTAAACGCATGGTGGTTACGCCGCTTTCTAACCTGCACATCTACACCCAGCGCAATACCCGTATGCGTAAGGCGGAGTTTGTTGAAGATCGTAAGCAGTTCGAAAACAAATACCTGCGGAATGAAGGTTACGCGGTGGAAGTGCCGGAGCTGTATGCGGCCATTGATGAATCCGCAGTGACGATCGGCAAAGTCTCCGAACCGGTGGAGGGCTGATAAATGGCACTTTCCCCCGCGCAGCGTCACAGCCAGCGCATTGCGATGGAACAAAAGCTGAAACGCAGCCAGGCACTGGAAACCACGGAAAGTATGCACCTGCTGATCAGGGCGCTGGAAACGGATGTGGAACACGTTCGAAGTCTGCCTACCATCGCCGATCGCGTCGAGTATAAACGCGATGTGCTGTTGCCGCGCTGGGTTCCCACTGTGGAAGCCTATCTGGAGAGTGGCCAGGTGTATGCCAACCCGGTTTTCGCCTGGTGTGTTATCTGGCTGTTTGACGTGGGCGATCTGGATAAGGCGCTGGACTGGGCTGACATTGCAATCAGTCAGCAGCAGGCAACCCCGGATCGGTTGCGCAGCAATTTCCCCACGTTTGTGGCGGATACGATGCTGGCATGGGCGCAGGAAACCGCAGGGCGCGGGGAAAGTGTTGAGCCTTATTTCACCCGCACGTTTGAGCGGGTGGCAAACACCTGGCGACTGCATGAGCAGGTGACAGCCAAATGGTTCAAGTTTGCCGGTCAGGAGTTGCTACGCAATGACGATGGCCAGAAAACTGCGGCGGGCGTGGATGATATTGAAACGCTGGAAAAGGCCGATCAGCTGCTGGCTTTTGCAGAAAAACACTACTCAAAAATTGGCGTCAGAACGGCGCGGCAGACAATTGCCGCCCGTATCAGAAAACTGACACAAGGGTAAAGACTATCGCAAGCCAGGCGGACGCGGTGGAGGGCAGAACACCTTGTGTGTAACTGCGCCGTGGAAACCGGCCAGTCCGCCTTTTTCGGGGGATTTATGTTTAGCGGAAAGCCGCTGGATTATCAGGATGAACCGCTGACCAATAACGGATTCTGGCCAGACCTGAATCTGAAGGATTTTCAGGCGCAGCGGTCACTACCGCCAGATATTGACGCTGACACCATCAGCCAGGCGCTACTTGCGGCAGTGGCGGAGGTGAATGCGGAGCTGGAAAACGTGGAGGCCAGCTGGAAAGCGAAAGGCCACACGCTGGCGGCAGAGGTGCCAGGCGTAAAAATGGGCGGACTGAACAGCCTGTGCGGCCAGTATATGAAGGCCGTTTTTGCCAGGGCAAAAGCGGATCTGCTGGGGGAGTTTGCCACGATCGGGCGGCGTGATACCCATCCGGGACAGGAAAGCATGGAAACCCGTGCCGGGTTACTGGCTGAAGCGTCAGTGGTTATCCGCCGTATGAAAGGGCTGAAACGGGCAACGGTGAAAAAAGTATGAGCCAGACGCAGATCCAGAGCCTGACCGCATTTTTTAAAGAGAACGTCCCGCCCCGCGCGATGAAGTCATTTGACAGTGTACTGGATGAGATGAAGTTCATTCCTGCGGCGAAAGATTACGGGCTGGGACAATATCGCCAGGCGGTTATCCGATATGACGCAGTTCTGAGCTGGGAGCGTTTCCCATATCGCCTTTGCCCGCCGCAGTTGCTTATGTCCTTACTGGCTGCGTGGCTGGATGATGCTGACAGGGAACTACTGGATGAAGTGGGGCTGAGTGAAGCTGAACCTGACTGGGATGTGTCGGTGGAGGATGAGGAAGTGGCCACTGTGGTGCTGACTGTTCCGATGGTGGAAGAACTGGTGATCAGGCAGGACGAAAACGGGGCTATTCCGTGGCGGGGTGAGCGCTGGTCACTGGTTGAGCCTGAAATCTGGACGGCACTGACCGCCAGTATTTACAGCGTGGATGAGGCTGGTGCGCCGGTGGGGGATAGCGAATGATTGCCGGTGGCGAGCTGAATAAAAAACAGCTGGCCGAATTGCGCAAGGCACTGGCCAGCATGGAGCTGCCGCCGAGAAAACGGCAGCGTCTGATCTGGCGTCTGGCCAAATATGGCGTGATTGCTGCGGCAAAACGGCATGTGCGCAATCAGGAATTCCCGGATGGCCAGAAGTGGCCGGGACGTAAGACAAAACGCAAAGGGAAGATGCTGCGCAACCTGCCAAAGCTGCTGCATATCCGTGAAATGCCAGAAATTCAGGCTGTGCGGATCTATTTGCAGGGCGGCGGATACCGAAACGGGGAAACGCCGGTACCAGCCGGAACAGTGGGTTACGCGCAACAAAACGGAATGCGCGTGAAAGTCAGCCGCAGTAATCAGCCACGGAAGGCGGAGGCAGGGAAAATGGCGACACCTGCCCAGGCCAAAAAATTACGGGCGCTGGGGTACCGGGTGAAAACCGGTAAGCGATGGAAAAAGCCCACACTGGGCGAGATCACCAAAACGATGCCGTACAGCCAGGCGGGGCTGCTGATTCGAAAACTCAGTGGTAAAGCCGTGAAAACCAGCTGGACAGTGGATCTTCCTGCCCGTGTGTTTCTGGGCATGAATGATGATGAATTTGACAAGGCGCTGGCGCGTCAGCTTCAGGCCATCGGCTTTGGCTGGGACGTTAAAGCGCAGGATATTAAGGGGAAAGCATGACCTGGCCAATTGTGACCGTAAACCAGGTAAATCAGCTGCTGGGTGAAACCAATGAAGTGGAACGCACACTGCTGTTTATCGGTTCGGGTACCAAAAATGTGGGGAAAACGCTGGCGGTGAATGCCCAGAGTGATTTTGATTCACTGCTGGGCGAGGAAGCCAGCCCGCTGAAAAATGATGTTCTGGCTGCGCTGGCGAACGCTGGCCAGAACTGGTGGGGGTTCATTCATGTCCTGCCAACTGACGCGGAGGCAGATGCCTGGGTGAAAGCGGTTCTGGCCGCGCAGGTGGTGTGCTCTGTGGAAGGTGTGGTGCTGTCTGACGATGTGACCGCTAAAGCGCAGGTAAATCAGGCCGTGACGTTACGATCCACCCTGATTTCAAAATATGGCCGCTGGGTGTGGTTCATTCTGGTCGCACAGGGAATGCAGGACGAAGAAGCCCAGGCGGATTATCTGGTACGCATGGCCACCCTTCAGGATGGCATTGCAGAAAAGGCGGTGCAGCTGGTTCCCCGCCTGTGGGGAAATGAACCGGGTGTGCTGGCTGGTCGCCTGTGTAGCCGTGCGGTAACCATTGCTGACAGTCCGGCGCGGGTTAAAACCGGTGCTCTGATGAATCTTGGCAGTGATGACATGCCGGTTGATGGTACCGGAGAAGTGCTGGAACTGGCCACACTTCAGGCGCTTGAAGCACAGCGTTTCAGTGTGCCGATGTGGTACCCGGATTATGACGGTTTTTACTGGGCAGATGGCCGCACGCTGGATGTTGAGGGCGGCGATTACCAGTCGATTGAAACCCTGCGCGTTGCGGATAAAGCTGCCCGCCGTGTTCGTCTGCTGGCTATCAGCAAAATCGCGGATCGCTCGCTGAACAGTACGCCGGGAAGTATCGCCGCACATCAGACACTGTTTGCCCGTCCACTGCGTGAAATGTCCACTGCGGCCAGCATTAACGGTGTGTCATTTCCGGGTGAGGTGAAGCCGCCGCAGGATGGTGATGTGACCATTGTCTGGAAGAACAAAAAGGCGGTGGATATTTACATTGTGGTACGCACCTGGGAAGTGCCGCTGCAAATCACCATCAGTCTGTTACTGGATGCCAGTCTGGAGGCCACAGCATGACTAAACGTATTTCGGGTATGTCGTTTGACACCTATATGGACGGCGATCTGATCCATATCGAGAAAATCACGCTCGATATTACGGATAACAGCGCTGCCGCCCAGACGCGTGGCGTCCCTGACGGGTATGTGGATGGCGATGTTGCCGCCGAAGGGGAAATTGAAGTCAGTTCAAAAACACTTCAGGTGCTGACAGCCAAAGCCCGTGCAGCGGGTTCATGGCGTGGGCTTCCCCCACTTGATTTTCTTTTCTATGCCAAAGCCAGTAGCGAAGAAATGAAGGTGGAGACGTTCGGCAATAAATTGCAGGTCAGCAACCTGCTGGATATTGATCCGAAAGGTGGCGGTGTGACCACGCACAAAATCAAATATTTCGTGACCAGTCCGAAATTCGTCAACATCAACGGTGTGCCGTATCTGGAAGCGGAAGCCACAGAAAACCTGATCGGATAAGGGGCAGGGATGCAGGAGCATGAAAAGAGCCTTTATTCACTGCTGATCATTGGCGCACTGATTGCCATCGGCAATGTGCTGACCAGTAATGACCCCATCACGCCGCGCCTGTTTGCTGGTCGCGTGATCCTGGGCAGTCTGGTTTCAGTGGTGGCCGGGGCGGTGCTGATTCAGATCCCGGATGCCAGCCCGCTGGCCATTCAAGGGCTGGGGGCGGCGCTGGGGATTGCCGGTTATCAGGCGGTGGAAGTGTGGCTGCGCAGACGTGCAGCGGGAAAGCAGAACGGGAGCAAGACAAATGACCCTGAGTGAAAAACAGCAATTATTCACAGTCATGGTGGCCAGTCTGATCCACTGGGCAGAAGAACATGGCTACAGACTGACGTTCGGTGAGGCTTACCGTACACCAGAACAGGCCGCGCTGAATGCGAAGAAAGGCAGCGGCATTTCTAACAGTCTGCACACCCAGCGGTTGGCGGTGGATTTCAATCTGTTCGTGAACGGTCAGTACAAAACCCGCACAGAAGATTATCTGCCTCTGGGGGAATACTGGGAATCACTGGGTGGTGCCTGGGGCGGACGCTTCAAATCCAGACCGGATGGCAATCATTTCAGTCTGGAACATAACGGGGTGCGCTGATGAGCAGCGGGCAGTGGCTGGTTGTGGTGGCGCTGGCGTTTGTCTGGGGCTGGCTGACCGCTGACTGGCGGCGTGACAGCTTAGAGCTGGCAATCAATACAGCGGCGCAGGTGGCCGGTAATGAATCGCGAAAAGCAATGCAGGGTATTGCCAGTGATTCGGCCAGAGCGCTGGAAGATAAACTGGAGGCGTTAAAAAATGTGGCACCGCGAGAGATACGCACGGAAATACTTAAGCCCGTTTTTACCAATCGTTGTCTGTCTGATGAGTTTGTCAGCATGTACAACAGCGCCGCAGCCGGTACCGAACGTGCGTTATCAGGAAAACCTGAAAACTAAATGCACAACGCAGCTGCCGCGCCTGAACGGTACGACAGGAAAAGATGCAGCGGAATTACTGACAATTTATCCTGAAATTTATGGGCAGTGTGCTGCGCGTCATAATCAGTTAGTGGACGAAATTAATTTAAGAGAGAGTATGAGTGATGGAACAAATTAAACTGTGTGTTTGTGGTGTTGATATTGTTTTTGAGCCAAATCAGACTGCCTACAACAAATTTATTAATGAAATGGCGATGGATAATAAAGTTGCCCCGGCACATAACTATCTGACGCGAATTGTGGCAACGGAAAGTAAAGAAGCACTGGCAGAAGTATTAAAACGTCCGGGTGCAGCGCTTCAACTGGTTGGCAAAGTAAATGATATTTATGCGCCTGAACTGGAAATTGAAGTAAAAAACTGACAAAGCGAGTCCATGAAATTGAAAGGAATGGACTCGAACAATATTTAATTCTCCGCCGTCATTATTTACCGCATGGTCAGGATTCCGTTGATGATATCGCCGCCGCTATCTGGCTGGACAATCGTCACTGGGAATATACCGGAATAGCCGTGGCCAATGGTGTGGCAAAAGCATTTAAAGGCACTGAATGAAACAATTAGATTTTACATTGAGCCTGATTGATAAATTATCCCGCCCGTTAAAACAGGTGCAGGGTAACGTCACCGGCTTTGCGGAAAAATCAAAAGCGGCCTTTATGCAGATTGGCGGCGGCGCGGTGGCGCTGGCCGGTGTCGGGATGGCGATCAAAGGCGCATTATCACCGGCAATTGAAATGTATGACGCGCTGAATGATGCCGCCGCAAAAGGGATTGATGATTCCGCGCTTAAGACCGTTCAGCGTAATGCCCTGCGTTTCAGTACAACCTACGGTGCCAGCGCGGTGGAGTTCGTTAAATCCACGGAAAATATTAACGCTTCCATTGCCGGACTGACGGGTAATGAACTGCCGAAGGTGACGAAAGTCGCCAATACCCTGGCGTTTGCGCTCAAGTCCACAGCGGCGGACACGGCGGAATTTATGGGGCAGATGTTCGGTAACTTTTCCGCCGATGCCGCCAGACTGGGCAAGGTGGAGTTTGCCGAGCAACTGGCAGGCAAGATGGTTTATATGCGCAAAACCTTTGGCACAGAAATGGCCACTATCAAGGATTTGATGGAAGGTGCGCGCGGCGTCGGGACTAACTACGGTGTGGGGCTGGATGAACAGCTGGCCGTGCTGGGGCAACTTCAGCGGACGCTGGGAACGGAAGCCAGCAGCGCCTATGAAGGATTTATGACCGGCGCGATTGATGGCGCTAAAAAGCTGGGGCTGTCCTTTACTGACTCCACCGGCAAAATGCTGTCCATGCCTGAAATGCTGATCAAGTTGCAGGGCAAATATGGCAAAAGCCTTGAAGGGAACCTGAAAGCCCAGACGGAGCTGGATGCAGCCTTTGGTGACAGTTCGGCAGTGGTTAAACATCTTTACGGCGATGTCGCGTTACTTCAGCGGAACATCACCGAACTGGGCGGCGCGGATGGCCTGAAGCGTACCCAGGAAATGGCACAAAAAATGGTCAAGCCGTGGGATCGCTTTGTGCAAATCCTGAAAGCCATTCAGACCGTGATCGGGCTGACGCTGATCCCGGTGCTGTATCCGGTTCTGAATCGCCTGGCTGATATGGGGCAGACCTTTGCCCGCTGGATGCAGTTATTTCCTAACATTGCCCGTGTGATTGGTTATGCGTCGATGGCATTACTGAGCTTTGCCGCTGTGGGAGCGGTGGCCAATATCGTGATGGGGGTATCCAGATTCATCATGATGGGATTGCGCGGGATCTGGGTGGCGTTAACGGCGGTTACGAAAATCTACACGGCCACTGTCTGGCTGGCGCAAATGGCGGTAATCGCCTGGAATACCACGCTGAAGTTTTTGCGCGGTGCGTTACTGGCGGTACGCATGGCCGCAATTATGGCCGGAATTGGTATCAACCTGATGAGCTGGCCGATCCTGCTTGTGATTGGTGCCATTGCGCTGCTGGTTGCCGGTTGTTATCTGCTGGTTAAGCACTGGGACACGATAAAAGCAGCGGTGATGAATACCGAAGCCTTCCAGACAAGTGCCGCCGTGGTGAAGTGGCTGGCGGGGATCTTTGCTTCAGCCTGGCAATATATCAGTGAAGGATGGAACAGCTTTATTTCTTTGCTGACAGGATTTTCACCGTCTGAGGCGTTAAAGGGGATGGCCTCCGGCATTATGTCGCTGTTTGATAATGTCTGGAAGTCAATCAAAGGGGGATTTCTTAAGTCGTGGAACTGGATTGTTCAGAAACTGAATAAAATTCCCGGCGTGGATATTTCACTGGCCAGTGAAACCACGCAGCCATTAACCGGAAATACACTGTCAACGGGGGGTGATTTAAAAGGTGTGGATAAAGGTGGTATCAGCAAAACAATCAACAGCAACAGTAAATCCGTAACCGATAACAGCCGGAAAATTGGTGAAGTGCATTTCCATACCAAAGAAGCACTTTCTCCATCCCAGCTTATGGAATGGCAGGAGCTTGGCGCATGAGTGATGTTCTTTATATCGATTTGCTGATTCAGGGCGGTGACTTTGTTCTGAATACCGGTAATGAACCTGAATTATGTAATAACCGAAAAAGTATCGGGCAGGACATTATTCATTCCATTATTGAAAGTGGGTTAGCGACGGAATTAATTGCCGAACGTAGCCCGACAATGAGAGCGGATATTTTTACCCGCATGGAATTACTGATTGAAGATGATGAACGCATTGTGCCGGGTACGGTGGAAATCAGTGAAGAAAGTCGGAAGCGGTTGTGGGTAACCGCGAGTACATACGATTTTGGCGGGATCTCTGCGCAGGTGGATTTATGACGGAAAAACCGCAGGTTGATTTTGAAGAAGTGGTGAAAGACAGCGGTATGCCGGTAACGGAAGCCGAAGTGCGGGAACGCTTCAATGCAATTGCAGCAGATGAGGGAATTATCACCAATACATCCCGAATGTCACCGTTCTGGCGATTAATCACCGCCATTGTGACCGCCCCGGTGATGTGGCTTAAAGACGTTCTGGTGTTAACCGTGCTGGCCAATATGTTTGTGGCCACAGCCAGCGGGAGCATGTTGCGTTTGCTGGCATGGGCGGTGAACGTCACGGCAAAACCAGCGAGCGCTGCGCAGGGGGTTATTCGGTTCTTCAAAGAAGATGCAAAGGCCGTTGTGACGGTCAACGCCGGGACGGTTATCCAGACAGAACGCATTAACGGGCGAGTGTATGAGCTGGCCACCACTGAGGATGTGGTGATCGCTTCCGGCGCGGCCAGCGCATTACTGCCGGTGAAAGCCACTGGCACCGGGGGCGCATATAACCTTGCGCCCGGATATTACCGCATTCTGCCGATGGCGGTCAGTGGTATCAGCCATGTGGCCAGTGAGGAAAACTGGCTGACAGTGCCGGGGGCTGACGAGGAAAGTGATGATGAATTGCGCGAGCGTTGCCGCAATCAGTTCAATCTGGTGGGGAATTACCACACTGATGCGGTTTATCGCTCAATGATCGCCAGTGTTGCCGGGTTGAGTATCGATCGGATTTTCTTTGAGCATGAAGCACCGAGGGGGCCAGGAACAGCCAACGCCTTTTTATTACTGGACAGTGGGGTGGCATCAGCGCCGTTCGTGGATGCGGTGAATGACTATATCAACACGCTGGGGCACCACGGGCATGGTGATGATATGCAGTGCTATCCCATGCCGGAAACGCTTCACGATCTGGCCGTCACAGTTTATGTCAAAAATCTGAACAACTTCAGTGACGAAGAGGTGAAAACGCTGAAGGGCGGCATTGAAAACATGATCCGCTGTGCCTTTCGTGAAAATGCTGATTATGACGTCAGAAAGACGTGGCCATATTCGCGGTTTTCCTTTTCGCAACTGGGGCGGGAAATTCATAAAACCTTTGCACAGACGGAATCACTGACATTTTCGTTGGGAGACATTACCAGTGAACTGAGCGTGCCGCGTCTGAAATCACTGACGGTGAATATTGAGAATGAATGAGTTCATGAAAAAGCTGGCCGGGATGTTCCTGCCGTCCTGGATGAATAAAGGCGAACCGGGGAAATTGCTGAAAACGGCGCGGCGGTTCTGGGCTGAGGTTTACGGCTGGATTACCTGGCCAATGAATCAGTTTGATCCGCTGACGTGTACACCGGCATTACTGAACCTGCTGGCTTATGACCGGGATATCACCCGCTTTGATGGTGAACCGTTGACCCTGTTCCGCAAACGTGTGGCTTTTGCCTTCGTGAATGCGCGGGATGCTGGTTCAGTTGAGGGGTTTATCAATATCTTTGAACGGCTGGGAATTGGTTATGTGGAGCTGTTCGAACGGCAACCGGATATCGACTGGGATGTTATTCTGGTTCGGGTTACAGACAGCCAGATTGCAGACAACACGCAGCTGCTGATCCAGATAATCCGCCAGTACGGGCGAACATGCCGCCGTTATCAGTTTGAGGTGATCACGCCTGAAAGCCTGGTTATCAGGGCCGGGTGGGGTCAGGGGGAATATGTGGTTTACCCGGCGACGTTAGCAGGGACGGAAGCCCGCAGCGCAACATTCAGCGCGAGTTTGTAAGGAGGTTTTTATGTCACAGACAGCCATCACATTGGCGTTTGAAAACTGGAAAGCGCAGCAGGGCGCAACGGGTGAACCGGTACTACTGGATGAATTTGTTTTTGCCAGTGTGCCGGATTTAAACCCGGCTACACCTGTTGACCGCAATGAAACATTACCACCGGCTGCACAGATTGTTCACCGGCAGTCTGTTACCCGCACCGGTGTGGTGGATGAAAACGGTGTGGTCTATTCCGTAGTGCTGGGCGCAGATGTGGGTGATTTCAGTTTTAACTGGATCGGTCTGCTCAATAAGGCCAGCGGTACGCTGGCAATGATTGTCCATGCACCATCACAGCAGAAACTGAAAACAAAAGAAGGTCAACAGGGGAACGTGCTGACCCGCTCGTTTCTGATGGAGTACAATGGCGCACAAACGGAAACCGGGATTAATATACCCGCTGAAACATGGCAGATTGATTTTACTGCACGTCTGGCCGGAATGGATGAACGCCAGCGCCTGGAAAATATGGATATTTATGGCGCGGCGGCGTTTTTTGGTAACGGGTATCTGGTAGCCAAAACCGGCAATCAGTTTTTTGTCACGAAAGGCACGGGGTATGTGGCTGGACTTCGTGCGTCACTGGCTGCGAATCAGAATATTACGGTAACGACAAAGCCGGTAAAAGTCTGGCTGGATGTGTGCTGGACAGGGACACTGACCAGTGTCTGGAATGTGCAGAGCAAAATCACGGTGGCAGCAAATCTTGCTGATTATGTTCAGAACGGGGTTCAGCATTATGTGTTTGCTGTGGCCAGCATTGATGCGGATGGCAACATCACGGATTTACGGCCAAAGGGTAGCCTGGGAGAACAGCAGGCCAGCAGCGATTTTTTGCGTAAGGATGCAAACCTTGCTGATGTTAGCGACAAGGTGAAAGCAAGAAAAAGCCTGGAGCTGGGTGAACTGGCCGTTTTAAGTCGTAGTGATGTTCTGCCGGTTGGTGTTCCACTTCCATGGCCAGCAGATATTCCACCTCCTGGCTGGGCAATTATGCAGGGGCAGTCTTTTGATAAGGCAGTATATCCATTATTGGCTGCTGCGTATCCATTGGGTGTTATTCCTGATATGCGCGGGCAGACGATTAAAGGTAAGCCTAACAGCGGACGTGCCGTATTATCTTATGAACAGGATAATATTAAGTCACATACCCATAGCGCCAGTGCCTCAAATACCGATTTAGGGACAAAAACCACATCATCGTTTGATTATGGAACTAAATCTACGAATAACACTGGTGCTCATACCCATAGTGTTAGCGGAACAGCTGCTTCAGCAGGTGCACATACACATCCGATATCTCAGGGAGATAATGCTAACGTTAGCTCCGGTAGAGTAGCTTCGTCGAACTCTGCTCAAACTCACTTAGGTGCAACGAATTCTGCGGGTGCACACACCCACTCGGTATCAGGTACTGCAGCAAGTGCTGGGGAGCATAAACATACTGTCGGTATTGGTGCTCATACGCACTCTGTTGCGATTGGTTCGCATGGACACACCATTACGGTTAATGCTGCGGGTACTTCAGAAAACACTGTTAAAAACATTGCATTAAACTATATCGTGAGACTCGCTTAATGATATTTAAAATGAGTGATATCGATCAAACAGTTACTGTTTATAAACTTCATTCTGAGACGAATGAGTTTATTGGTAGTGATAACGCTTTTATTCCCGCTCACACAGGACTACCAGCCAATTGCACCACAATTAAACCTCCATTAACAAAAGACGGATTCGTGGCAATTTTTAATACAGAAAAACAGAAATGGATTGCTATTAAAGATCACCGTGGCGAAATTGTATTTGATACGAAAGACGCTAGAAGGTTCGTGATAACAGCACCAGGGGATTATCCAGCTGGAACAACTACTCTGGAGCCTGAAAACGCATGGCAAAAATGGAATGGCAGTAAATGGGAGGATGATGCTGAGTCTATGCGAGTTGCATTAACCCGTGAGGCAGAATTGGAAAAGATAAGACTGCTTAAACAGGCCCATACTGCCATTGCCACATTGCAGGATGCTGTTGTTTTAGGCATGGCGAGCCAGGAAGAAACATTGTTACTTACCGCATGGAAAAAATACCGCGTTTTACTGAATCGTATTCAAGCGGAAGATGCGCCGGAAATTGTGTGGCCGGAGGTGCCTGGAAATGTGGCGTGAAGCACGTCTGGCCTTCACGGATTCTGTTGCTGCGCTGAACTGTTCGATCGTCCCTGCGCATCCGTGGATTTATGGGCTGGGACAGCAGACAGCGAACGGGGCATATCTCAGCCCGGTTAATGCTGTTCGCTATCTTGCTGAACGCCTGGCCGGAACTGGGGGGAATGTGGACGTGGTGATTATGATGGTCACCGGACAGACGCAGGAAAACTTTATGGCCAGCCTGAATAACCTGGTCGGGATTTTCCCCGCCCCGGCATTCACGCAGGTAAAACGGCTGGCGCAATCCGCCGCAGCGCTGGCTATTGAAAAGATGCAGATCCCGGCGAAAACCGCCGCAGCGTTACCTGCGTCCATTCCACTGTCTGTACCAACCAGCAGGGCAGCTTTATCTGCTGCGGCAATCAACCAGGCACAAAAGGTGGCGGGTGCCGGATTTGATATCGAAGGGCTGAAAAAACAGCTGGGCGAGTTCACGCAGCTGCGTGACCAGCTTATCAGTGATGTGGCCAGCGGCCTGAATGACTTACAGGGGAAGAGTGCCAGAGCGTGGGTTTTTACTGCCAGCGGAGACACCGGCACAACGTTACTGGAACTAGTGAAGGACATTCCGCAGCAGTCTGCCGTTTACACCGCAGCCATGATGCTGGTTGGCGATAATCTTGATGGAATAAAGGGAATGATTCATGACTTCGATCCCGACACTGGCGCTTAATGGCGAGGCCATCCAGCTGAAAAACATGCGGGTGACTGTTTCACAGCAATTTCAGGATAAAGATCAGTCCGGCCAGACCAGTGCCACAACAAAATCAGAGCAGGGAGCAAAGGGAAAGGAACTGCGGATCAGCGGTGAAATACCTTTTAAACAGCCTGAAATACTGAAGCGTATTTTTGAGCTGGCCAGTGCTACCGATGCCAGTGGTAATCGTCAGAAGTACCGCGTGGCGCATGAAGTTGCCCGTGCTGTTAATTTTCGTGAAGCAACGTTCAGCGGAATGCTGGATGCGCCCCAGCAGGACGGGAAAATGTCCTGGCTGGTGACATTCACACTGGCTGAACATATCAGCGTGCAGGAAAAGCGAGAGGCCAGGGCAACAGGTAAGACGACCGCAAAAAAACAGACTGCCGGTAGTGCGGGGCAGTCCGGTGGCCAGTCTGCCGGAGAGGATGAAGAAAAACTGACGTGGTTTGAACGCAAGGTGCTGAAGCCCGTCAATGATGCTTTGGATTAATGATGAAACCAGTAAAACGTCTTTACCTTTCAACGGATGAAGTTCACCTGGTGGATGCCAGCCTGGTACTGGAGCTGAACAGCTGCGGCCGGGGCTTCATCACCGCAGAGACAACAACCGATTACACCGGAAAACTGGTGCGGCTGGATGTGGGGTATACCGATCTGCTTTTGCGCTGGTTTACGGGGTATGTGGAGCGATCGCAGCCCGCTGAAAACGGTTTTCAGCGCCTGTTCATTCGTGAGCTGGTAGGTGTGTTTGAAAGGATGTGGCCATGTTCGTTTCAACACCCGACTTTGCGTGAAATTGCGGGCTGGCTGGAAGAAAACAGCGGGATCACGGTCAGTGTGCCTGATGCACAGTACAGCGATACCCCCATCCCACATTTTACCCATAACGGTACTGGTTATCAGTTGCTGAACAATCTGGGCAGGGCGTTCAGTATCCAGGATTACATCTGGTACCAGTTACCTGATGGTTCGCTTTACGTCGGCGGCGTAGAAAAGTCATTGTTTGCCGGTCGTCCAGTAGAAATCCCGTCAGAGTTCAGCCAGGGGGCTGCTGGCGGTAACTCTGTGACATTACCAGTGATCCAGACTATACGGCCAGGGGTGGAGATGAACGGTGAACGCGTGACTAAAGTTCACCTGACTAATGACACGATGGCGATCACATGGACGCCGAGAAACCGCGCAACGGGTAAACCTTTGCAGAAAACACCAGCGCAACGGCAGATTGAAAGCCATTACCCGGAACTGGCATCCGGGCTTCATTTGCCAAAGATGGCCAGAGTCGTGGCGCATTCAGAGCCGGTAAAAAGCGGTAACTTTGCCGATCCCTTCCGGCCACGTTACGCCGTGGACGTGCAGCTGCTTGACGCAGACGGAAATCCGGACAATCAGACGCCTGTTTATTCAGCGGTGCCGCTGCCGGTACCAATGGCCGGGAATGATTCAGGTATGTTTCAGTTCCCGCCAGAAGGGACGCTGGTTGAGGTCGCATTCACAGGAGGCAGACCGGATAAACCTTTTATCAGGCAGACGCTGCCGAATGGTACCAGTCTGCCGGACGTTAAACCCGGTGAGCAATTGCAGCAGCAGCGGGAAGAAGTATCCCAGAGGGTGACTCTGGCGGGTGACTGGGTAAGGCAGACCGATCAGACCATCAGTGAAACATCGATGGTGCGAACGGTAAAAGCAGATACAGAACAACGTGATCTGGTCAGTCGCGAAACCACGGTTAAAGCCACGGATAAAACCATTGTGGTGGGGACCGCCACCCTGCTAGCCGGAGCCTTTCAGCAGGTCAGTGCCGGGGATTTTAGCCAGGCCGTGAAAGGTAACAGGCTGGCCAGCATTGAAGGAAACGAAGAAACGGACATAGCAGGACAGCAGTCCATTAAAGTGGGCGGTGCTGTAGCCGTGGAGGTTGGCGAAAGCCTGACAGAGAAGATTGCCGCGCTGCGTAAATCAGTGGCCGCTGGCGGTCAGCAGGTCATGGGGGAAACAGTCCATATTGGCAGTGAGAATATCAACGCCCTGACCATGATGCTGGACACTATTGATTTACTGGCAGAACTGGCGCTGCAATGCGCGAACCATTCACACCCCACCGTTGGGACTCCAACCAATGCCGCCGCGTTCACACAGACGGCGACGAAAGCCGGGCAGACCCGGAGCAAGTACCAGAACATCATTGCCTGACCATTCCAGACAGCCCACAAAACGCGGGGTTTGTCGTTTTCTCAGTTCCTTGATAGGATTATTGCATACTCAAATGATAGGAATAGGGATATGAAAAATTTCATTATATTAGCTGTAGGAGCAGCAGTTTCATTCAATGTGTTTGCGGCTGAGGTTGTTTATGTGCCAACAGATACGAAGGCTAGTTACACGATTTTAGATAAGACTCGCGACGGCAGCATGGCTACTATAACAACCGAAAGAAAGGGGCCGTCTGGAACATCATATTCAAAGCGGCTGTACGACTGTACTGCCGGGACAGTTAAATATCTTGGAGACGGTGAGACCATCGAGCAGATGAATAACTCGGCACCAGATCCAAATATGGCCCCTATAGTTGACCGCTCAATTGCATACTACATTGGACAAAAAGCCTGTCAGTAACTACGTTCTTATATCGGTTGATATGAATTGAACACACCTTAACCCGCATTGTGCGGGTTTTTTTGTACCCACCACCAGACCGCACAGAACGCTCTCAGCAGGCGGGACAACACTAGGGTAACCACTGCGACACCGCAATAAGATCAAATTCACAGCGACGCTCTGAGGTAGCCACATGCAGACAAAATAAATCTTTCGCAGACAAAAACGGCACTACACCGCACCCGCCTGCGGTTTCTGGATCGATAAATTTTTTCAGTTTTATTTTTCTACAAACCAGACTGTCATCTCGCGCCAGCACTGGTGGCTTTGCGGAAAACCCAAACTGAAAAGATTGAAAAGAATTTCAGTGTTTATCAGTTTTTCGTGGGGATAAGGTTGTTGTGAGTATTCTATCTTTATGATTTATATATATTATTTTTATTTTCTTTGATGTTATATCGAAGTCGTGTTTCAGCCTGATTTATTGAACTGATTGATTTTATGGCAATTTACCATATAGATGGCTTGGATTTTATTGCAATAAATCATAAAATAGATCATTCAAAAATCAATCATTCTTTATGCTAGGTATCTTATGGATAGCAAGTTGAATCTTGATGAGGCAGGTAGAATCGCTTGGCAGCATGCAGCACTTGTTTTGAGCAAGAAAATTGGTATCGGTTCTAAAAAATTTAATGAAGACCTGAAGGTTTTAATTAATCAATTTGGGAATATTGAAAACATTTATCAATATCACTTTGGCATGGTTCCAATCGATCCTGATTTGATTCGCGTACTCGATAAAAAATTTTCCAACCTAAATTTTAAGTTTGAAGTATTACAATTTAATGATGAACTATATCCCAACGCATTGAGACAAATTTATGGGATTCCCCCAATCTATTATTATAGAGGCGATGTCAGTTTGTTGGGGATTGAGGATAGTATCTCTTTTGTTGGGACGCGAAATCTTGATGAAAAAGCGTATATTGAACATGGTGTTGATGTTATAAAAAGATTATTTTCTGCGGGCTATAAGGTCATCGTAAGTGGATTGGCTAAAGGTTCGGATACCCTCGGACATAAAACAGCAATAGAATTAGGGGGGCGAACCATTGCTGTATTAGGAACACCTCTTGATGTATCTTATCCAGCGGAAAATAAAGTGTTGCAAAATCAAATAGCAACTGAGCATTTAGTAATTACTGAATATCCTATCGGGATTGGTAGTTTTGGAACATACTTCGCAAATAGAAACCTCACTACCGTAAGTTTATCGCACAAAGGAATAGTAGTTGCACGTGCTGGTGATAAAAGCGGTACTCAATATGCGATCAAAACTTGTATTGAGCAAGGTAAGCCGGTTTACGTTTTGGAAAATAATATCTATGAGCCTGATTTTAAATGGGTAGAAAAATATAAAGATAAAATAAAAGTAATTAGAATGACAAAATAA